CAGCAGACCTTTTGGCATCAAGAGGCAGAGGCGAAGAGGCCAAACGCTATCAGGACATGGCCAGAGACTTAAACCCAAGGGCTAAAGTTGTTGGTCAGCCATTTGAGGTGACCGACACTGCCGGCAAGCCAATCATGGTCCAGCAGTTTGAGTCTGGTGAAATTAAAACCATGGCAGGCTTTGGTCCCAAGCGCGATGTCGTTTTGCAGAATCTTGGTGGCCGAACTGTGGCCATTAACAAGTCTGGATTGACGGGTGGCGAAACATTTGTTCAAACAATGACACCTGGAGAGATTGCAAATCTAGATGTGGCCAGAGGTAATTTGGCCGTGGCTCAAGGCGGCTTGAGCTTGCGTCAAAAAGAATTTAATCGTGGCGCGTATGACATTAAAGAAGGCCCAGACGGGTTTTATTATGTTCCTAAAACGCCAGATGGCCCATCTATACCAGTCATTGGTGCTGGTGGAGCGCAACTAGTTCCAGGCAAAGAAGCGCCACAGGCATTCTCTGACGCAACTAAAAAGCTCAACAATTTGAAAGGCAATATCTCTGCATACAGAACAGAGATTGAATCTGACAAAACTGTTTTCCCATCAGAAGTACCATTGCCGTTTGGTGCAAAGATTCCATTGCCAACAGGGTCAGACACTGCAAGACTGCGCGGAAAATACCAGTCTTTGCTGATGGGTGTCAAAGACTTGTACGAGCTTGGCGCATTGACTGGACCTGATATGGGCATCATCAGTGAGCAGCTGACAAACCCTGCATCATTCTCTGGTATGTTCACATCACGCAATGCGATGAAAGAGCAGATCAAGGTGCTTGAAGATATGGCTACACGGGCTGAAGAAAATCTTTCATCAACTTACAAGAGAAAACTTCCAGCGGCGTCAACAGCTGGTATTCAACCACCAGCAAGCGCACCAACTGCCGAAAGAAGAATGGTTTGGCGCAATGGTCGATTTGAGTTTGAATGAGGCAATATGAAAAAAATTAACATCGAAGGCATTGGGACTCTTGAATTCCCAGAGGCCGCAAGTGATGAGCAAATTGCTGCTTTTATCAATTCCACAGCGCCAGCAGAGCTGAAGAAGATTGCATCAGCTCAAGTGCCAGACACATTGGGCCGCCAAATTGGGATGGCCACACGACCCATGGCCCAAGCGGCATTGACCGCTGGCGGATTGCTGCCAATGGTGGTCGACCCAATGGTCAATCTTTTCAACTTGGCAGCTGGGACAAAAATTCCAACGCAAACCCAAGCTGTTGAAAAGACTTTGACCGGAGTTGGATTCCCAGAGGCCAGAACACCCCAAGAGCGCATCATTCAAGATGTGGCTGGTGCTGGTTATGGCACTGCTGGCCTTGCCCGTGCAGCTGGTCAAGTCGCACCAAGATTGCCTGGCATGGCTTCAGATGTGGCCAAATTCTTTGCGCAAAGTCCACAGGCTCAGACAGCGGCTGCATTGACAGCATCTTCTGCTGGTGGAATGCTGCGCGAAGGTGGAGCAAATCCAGCGCTCCAAGTTGGTGGTGCAATGTTGGCTGGTATGGCCGCGCCTGGTGGTCCAAAGCTCTCCCCCACTCAAAGAATCTTAGAAGCGCCTGGTGCATTGGTCAAACCATTCACACAAACAGGCCGCGAGGTGATTGTTGGCAATGTCTTAAACCGACTGGCCACAAACCCAGAGCAAGCCATGCAGAACTTGCAGCAGGCCCAGCCTCTTGTCCCAGGTGTAAGAGTCACGACAGCAGCTGGTGCGCGTGATCCTGGTCTTGCTGCGGCTGAGACTGCCATTCGTGGACTGGATCAATCTGGCGCTTTCCCAAGTGTTTTATCTTCAAATCAGCAGGCTTTGCTTGAGTCATTCAGAAGGCTTGGTGGCCGCTCTGGTGATGAATTCACGCCAGGCTCTATCCCCTACGCTAAAGCCAAGCGCAGCAGAATCACATCGCCAATGCGTGAAGAAGCATTTGCTGGCGTGACTGTTGAGCCAGAGATATTCCAGCGCGGCATCAACTTGGTGGTCAACAAGGCCATTGACAATGTGATGGCAAGCCCTGTCGGTGTGCGTCAAGATGTTGAAGTGGCCATGAAGTTTGCGGCAGATCGTATCAAGCGCGCAAAAACACCAGAGGAGCTGTACGAAGTGCGCAAAGACTTGGCTGGTGCAGCTCAAGGTAAGTACAACCAAGAAAATCCGAGCTTGCGTTTGGCCAAGGGCCAGCTTAATGAGGTGATTCGGTCTGTTGACGATGTGATTGAAGCGGCAGCGCCTGGCTTTAAAAACTACATGCAGCAATTTGAGAAGTCATCAAGCGCCATTGACCAGATGCGTTTGTTGCAGGGTATTGAGTCTAAAGTTACAACTGGCCAGCCCAACTTGATGACGGGTGAGCCAGTCTTGGCAGCGTCAGCATTGCGCAGGCAAGTGGCCGCAAAAGCTGAAGAGATTGGCGCTCAACTGTCACCAGCTGCACAGACCAGATTGGACAACATCATTGCCGAGATCAATCGTGGTCAGGCTGCGACTGCACCAGGTGTGAAGGCGCCAGGCTCCAACACTTTCCAAAACATGAGCATGGGCAATCTGATTGGCCGAGTGTTTAGCGAGTCCATGGCTGACAACACGACACTGCGCACCATGACCAGACCCTTGGACTTTTTGTATCGGCTGCCAGATCAGCAGATTCAGCAGCTACTGGTTGAGGCTATGCTTGACCCCAAGCTGGCGGCAACAATGATGAGCAAGGCCAACATAATGAAGGTCGAGCCATTGGCAAAGTCACTGCGTAAGAAGGCTGAAGAGCTTGGATTTGGCACGGCAATTGGCGTACAGGAATAAACATGGCAGGCTTGCTTAATGAAGAGGATTTGGGGCCATTCTTTGGCAACCCCAACATTCAACGCCAAGGTGCAAAGGCAAGAGCATTGGCCGCAAGGCGTGATGTCAATACACTGCCAGACCCCAAGACCTATGCAGCTGTGCAAGGTTTACTTGGGACTAGACCTGATCAAATGGGATTTAGTGTTTTAAATCCTAATTACCAATCGATTATGAATGTGGCCAAACCATCTTATGGTCTTGGTGTTGCCGCACAACTTTCTCCAATTCTTGCGCCATTAACTAAAGGATTGCCTGTTGGGGCTGGGATTGTTTGGCATGGCTCTCCACATAAATTTGCGCCAACTGCAAGAAACCCATTGGGTGAGTTTGACGCAAGCAAGATTGGCACTGGTGAAGGTGCGCAAGTTTATGGCCATGGTTTATATACTGCTGAAGCGCCTGCCGTGGCGACAGAGTATCAAAAACAACTTGGCACTCAGATGAAATACAAAGGCCAAGAATTTTATGACCCAATAGTTGGCAGAAAAACTGGCACAACTGGCAATATCGAACTTGATGATTATTTGCTTTCCTATCTTGGCGACACTGGTGTTATTCGCAAAGAATTATTATCTGCTGCTAGGGATATGAGATCGGCAAATAATCCTCAAGCTCTTAAAGAGTATCAGGCATTGATGGCTGATCTTAGGAAGGTACGGCCAGATGTAACAGCAGCAAACACTGGCTATTTATACAAAGTTGATTTACCAGACGAACAGATTGCGAAAATGCTTGATTACGACAAGACTTGGAAACAACAACCAAAGAATGTACAAGATGCAATCAATGTGGATAAATTGCTAAAGTATTACAACACTGATGACATTTCTACATCACAAGTCTTGTATCACGCAAAGCAGAATATGTCGCCTGCCGCATTTGCGGAATTCTTGCGCAACAAGGGTGTTCCAGGCATCAAGTATTTAGACGAAGGCTCCAGAGCAGAAGGCAAAGGCACACGCAACTTTGTAGTTTTCCCTGGCGAAGAAAAAAGCATGAACATTCTTGAGCGCCAAGGATTGGGCGGCCTATTAGGCGACTAAGACCCAAAAAAAGCAGCCACCAGAGGGTCGCGTTTGACGACCCGTCTTTTCTGGCGGCGTCTGGCCAAGCTGAAGTCTTTGTCATCAGCGCTCATTTTCTCGCGGTGTTTTCTGATGCGCTCGATGCCAGGCACTGGACCAGGCGCAATTGCATCCACACCCTCACCCCATGACCATAGTGGCCGCCACTGGCCATTGGCGCTCACTCTGGTGTAGCCAGAGATGTGGACCAGCTCATGGCGGTGCATGTCAAACAGGATTCTGGCTGCGCTTCTGCGCACACAAAAGCACATCTTGGCCAGATCAAGGTCAGACAGATTGCCTTTTTTCTGCAAGGCCGCCTCAATAGCAGGGCTTACACGGGGTTTATTTCCTCTAGGCATCACTGGCCTCGATTCGTGCTTTTAAGCGCTCCAGCATGGCCCTGACCACGAATGCGCGGCTTTTAACTTCATCTGGCATTGCGTGGCCAAAGACTTCTGGTGAGAGTAAGTCTTTGACCAGGTCGAGGCAAGCCTCAAGTGCCAGTGGCAATTCTTTCTGTGAATTTATAAACTGCTCATTCGGCACATGGTAGTGGTTTGCGGGTTTCATTGAAGTTGATCCTTAATTCTTTGTCCAAGCCACGCCACAACTGGCACGGCCCAACTGTTGCCAAGTGCTTTATACCTTGGCCCATCTGGTGACTCAGCAGCTTTGCGCCAAGGGATATTAGTGTAGCCATCGGGAAAGCCTTGCAGGCGCTCGCACTCAACTGGCGTTAGGCGGCGCACGGCCATGGATTGAAAGACAGCGTGACTGTCACCCTTAGTCAATGTGTTCATTGGATCACCAGGTTGGCCAATACCAAGACCATTGCCTTTGCCCATGGTTTTGTCGCCATTCTTGCCTGCATGGCGTGTTGCTTGATCGTGGATCGGTATTGGTTGAGCCAAAAATGTCTCACTCCCGCCGCCTGCAACACCGCCCGAAGCCTTGATTGTTCCGCTGACATTGGCTTCACGATATTGAGCAAGGCTACTTTCATAAAATGAACTGACAGGCAGTAAATGACCACTATTGATAGTCTGATGATTCATTTTGTTGCCACCGCACTCGGTATCCAATGCACCAACAACTGGCGTTTCTATAAACCATTCGTCTTCACAGTTAAATCCGACACGACTGACTCCAGTGCCGCTTGAAGAGATGGTGGGAGTGACTTTCCCCTCTTTTCGGCTCGGCGCAGTATCCCTGCGCAAGCCCTCGAACTCAAAAAGAACCTCTGTGGGATTGATGTCGTCTCTAGCACTTGCGACAACGAACACACGGCGGCGGCGTTGGGCCACTCCGAAATATTGGGCATCGAGGACTCGCCACGCGACTGTTCTTTGGGGGCCAAACACACAACCAGCGTTTGACCATCTTTCCCCTGGCGCTGTGATCGGCTCACTTTCACCGGCAAGTGCGCCAAGAAAGCAGCCGAAGGCGTTGTCTTTGGTGTTGAGAACTCCTGGGACGTTTTCCCAGAAGACGATTGCTGGAGCAGCTCGTCGAATAGATCGAACATGGTCAATTGCATTTGCTATCCCTACAAATGTGAGTGAAAGATTGCCTCTGGCGTCATCCAGAGAATTACGAAGGCCAGCCACAGAAAAGGCTTGGCATGGAGTGCCGCCGCAGAACAAGTCTGGGGCTTCAACTTGGCCAGACAGAATCTTCTCTGGCAAGAGTGACATGTCACCGTGGTTTGGGACATCAGGGTAATGGTGCTTTAAAACCGCACAAGGGAATGGCTCAATCTCAGACAGCCATGCAGCTGTCCATCCAAGGGGATGCCAAGCCACAGAGGCCGCTTCAATACCAGAGCAAACAGAGCCGAATTTCATGGCGTGTTTTCCTTATATTTTTCTAGTGCAGAAATCTCGATGTGGTCTACCAGGCTTTGCAGCAGCATGTGGGCAATGTCCACATCAGTGCCAGCGATGTATGCGTTATTGAGGGTCATGGACTCTTCAAAGTCAGGCTCATAGGGAGCGCCATAAGAATCTGTCGAGCCTTTTTCTTCTGGGCTGTACTCCAAGAAGCAGACCAGATCGACACCCTCAATGTCGCAACCAAACTGGTACAAGTCTCTGGGGCAAGATGGCGTGGGTTTCATTTTCTCTCCTGTAATGAAATCGGCATGTACACACATGCTTTACTTTTTGAATTGACAACCACCACCCCCGAATCCTTATGCCGCTTGCAATTCATGCACTTGGCATCAGGCTTTTGGGGTTGGCAGCCT